TCAGTCTGTTCCGTCCTGTGGGACAGCATCCGTCCCATTCGGTGGGACATTTTGTTCCCCGGCCGTTTCCCCGATCAGCCTTACGGCGCCCGCTGCGAGGCGCTTGCTGTTCGCGCGGCGGACATAGGTCGAGGCCTGACCTAGCGTCGTCCAGCCATAGAGCGCCATGAGCTGGCGCTCGCTCGCGCCGCCGTCGGCGGCGATCGTCGCCCCGGCCTTGCGCAGCCCATGGGCGCTGCAATGGGGCAGGCCCGCCTCGGCGCATTTCTCCCCGAACCAATTGCCAAAGCCGGCGGCCGAGAAAGGCGCGCCATATTCGGTCAGCAAAAAGGTCATGTTCCCGGCCGGGCCGGCCTCGATCGCCGTCCGCAGCGGTTCGACGATCTCGACGAAGACCGGGTCCGCCCGGAGCCGCTTCGTCTTCTCCGGGACGAAGGCGATGACGCCGTTGCGCATATGCTGTCGGCCGAGCGTCACGACGTCGCCGCGCCGGGCGCCCGTGTAGAGCAATAGCGCATAGGCGAGCCGGGGTTTCGTTCCGATCGGCCAATGCGCCTCGAATTTCGCACGCTCCTCGTCGGACCAGCTATGGAAGCCGTCCGAGGCGTAGCGCAGCGATTCGACGCCCGCGACGGGATTGTCCGTCCAGCGTTTCGATTTCACCGCCCATGAGAACATCGCGCCGAGATATTTCAGGCGATTGTTCGCCGCGCCCGGCGTCGTCAGCTTGCGGTCGCGCAAGGTCTCGACGTGCCGCGAGCCGAAAGCCGCGAGCGGACAATCGCCCATTCTGGCCTTGGAGGCGGGGGCGATCGGCTCGGCGAAGCATGCCTCGAGGATATTTCGCCGCAGCCGCTGCGATCGCGCGTCGAGCTGACGGAAGATTCCGCTCGCGAAATATTCCCGGCCGAGCCATTCCAGCGAGCCAGGGCGAATCGTCTTGCGTTCCGCCGCCGCGCCCTGCCCCGCTTCCAGCTCGGCGCGCGCGGCATGATAGGCGGCGACGAATTCCGGGCCGGGCGGCTCGCCGCGAATGCGCCGCTTGCGCCCGTTGATGCGCACGTAATAGCGGTCCGTGCCATATCGGTCGGTATCTTTTACGAGATATTTGAACTCGATAGACGCCATGTCACTGGGACCGGGAGCGCAGCGCGCGGGTTCGGGTCGGCGGCGCGCGCGCGTCACGGGGCCGTCTCGCTCCAATCGACGGCCTCGGCCTCGGCGAATTCGCTGAAGCGGTCGAGCAAGGCCTTCGCCTTGATGCGGCCGTCGCCGCCGCGGACGCAGCGCTCCTCGAGGAAGCGCTCGACGGCCTGGGCGATCGTCGGCGCGTCGTCGCCGTCGCTCCCCTGCCCTGCGGCCTTCGCCGCTTCGTCGCGCGCGATTTCCTCGACCATGGCTTGCGCGGTCGAGCGCTCGTCTCTCGGCTTCGATGCGGACAGCGACGCCAGCGCCTCGGGAACCCAACGACGGTCGCGCGCGAGCAGAGCGGCGCGCTCGACGATCTTCGGCTTGCGGAGCTTGCCCGCCTCGTTGGCGGCGGCCTCGCCGTCGATCGCGCGGATCGCGTCGAGCGCATCCTCGCGCGAAAACGCCTCGAACAGCGCTCTATAGTCCAGCGCGTCGCAGAGATCGGCGCGCAAGTCGACAAGGCCGGCGGCGAGCGAGACGAAATTCTGCGTCTGCGACGGCTTTAGGTTCTCGAGCCAAAGCGAGCGGCCGATCAATTCCGCGAAGGCGGCGGAGAGGTCGGCGAGCGGCGCTCGAGCGACGATCGCGAGGCCCTCGAGAAAATGCGCCGGCGCGAGCCGCTGCAACAGCGCGTGACGCGGCGGCGAGGCAATCGTGATCTCGCGCGCGAGCCCGACGCCGATGCGGCCATGCGAGCAGCCGAGCGCCGCCACGGCGAAGGAAAGCGCGAGGTTGAGATTGCTCGCCGTTGCAATGGCGAGCGCGCCGCCGAGCGCGTCGGTCAAGACGGCTTGCGCGTCCTTGCCGCCCGGCGCGGGCGGGATCGTCGGCGGCTCGGGCTCGCGGGCCTCGCGCGCCTTCGACGCGCGCCGATCGGTGGCGCGCGCGGCGCCCGGCTCGTCCTCTTCCTCCCGACGTGGCTCTTCCTGCGGCTTCGCTTGCGGCACCGCGCGGACGATCTCGACACGCCCTTCGCTGTCCAGCTCGGCGCGAACGCCGAGCGTGGCGCGCGCCTTTTTCGGCACAGCGCGAAGCAGCGCGCGGACGTCGATCTCCTCCTCTTCCCGATCGAGCGCGGCGCGCCGCTCGGCGTCGTCGCAGTCGCGTCGCTCGGCGCGGATGGCGTCGAGGCGGCGCTCTTCCGCCTTCGTGTAATCTGGCTCGGAATAGGCGGGATCGGCGTCGCCGCCGCCGGCGATCTCGGCGCGGCCCCACCCTTCCGCCTCGGCGATCTCTTCCGCCGCCGCGAGCAAGAAACCATCCTCGAAGCTCTGCGCGATCGTCCGATCCAAAAGAACCGTCTCTTCCGAAAAGAGGCTGTCTTCGATGCGCCCGCCCATGAGCTCATAGCTCGCGCGACGCCCGCGCTCGGCGAGAATGAATTTCGAAAGCGCCTCATGCGCCTCGACGGCCTCGCGGCGGAGCGCCTTGCGAATGGCGTGGGCGGACCAGACTTGGCTCGACGGCCCGTCGAGAAAAGCGTCCTGCGCTTCGATCGTTCCGGCCGTGAATGCCTCGGCGAGCGTGCGACTGATCTCACCCGCTTTCCACAAATCGCGAACGCGCGGGCTCAATCGGCCGAGCGCGAGCCTTTGGCGAACATGGCGCTCGGTCAGAGCGAAATCGCGCGCGATCGTCGGCACGTCGAAGCCGGATTTCTCGAGGTCGGAAAAGGCCTCGAACTCTTCGACCGGATGCAGCGGCTTTTGCGTGACGGCTTCGGCGAGCGCGGCCTCGCGCGCCTCGGCGTCCGAGCCGGTGAAAATGCGGACCTCGACGACGCGGTCTTCCGGACCGAGCGAGCGCAAGGCGCGCCAGCGGCGCCCGCCCGCCAAGACCGCATAGCAGTCTTCTCCGGCGACCGCGCGAATGAGGATCGGGTGCAGGAGCCCGCGCGCGCGGATCGTCGCCGCGAGCGTCGAGACGTCGCTCGCCATATCCTGACGCGGGTTGAGCGGCGACAGGCGCGTGACGAGGGACAGCGGCAGCTCTTCGTCTATGATCGCGCTCATCGTTCGGGCCTTTCCAGAAATTTCATGCGCGGAAGGGAAATGACGATGGTCCGCAGGCCGATGCTGTTGCGATAATTGACGTCGACGCGTGTGACGGAAATCGTTTCGATCGGCGCCGCTTTGCGCGCGCGGGCGCGCTCGATCGTCGGGGCGAGACGCTCGCGCGGGCCGCGTCGAACGGGTGGCTTGGTGAAATCCGTTTCATTCATCGGGAGACTCCGGACGCGATGTCGCGCGCGCCGTCGATCGCCTGCGCGCGGTTCAGGCAAGCGCGCTGCTCGCGCGCCTTGGCGACGATGAAAGGCGCGAGCTTTCGAATGTCGCGCCACGGCATGCGCTGCGCATGCAAATGGAGAAAAAGGCCGGTCTCGTCGTCGAGGTCGAAGTCCGGCGGCAAGAGCGATGCGGTGATCGTCGCCGCGCCCGCGTCGTCGGGCGAAAGCGACGACAAAGGATCGTCCGAAAAAGCGGCGCGGCGGATCGCTTCCATCGCAGCGGCGGGGCCGTATTGGTCGAGCTGATCCTTCGTCCAACCGAGGGCGGCGAGATCAGTGAAATCGACGAAACCACACGTCGAGCGAAGAACCACCACATCCGCGGTCATAAGCACGAGGATTTGGCGCGGCTCGAGCAAACTGGCGCGAAACTGCGGCAGGTCTGTCGCTGCTACGGCGAGTGAAACGGAGGGTTGCACGATGGACCATTGCGAAGCGTGGACGACGCAATGACGGTAAGGTAGTATTACCTAATGTCAAGCCATAATTAGGTATTATTACCGATTTTGCTACCCTCCTCTAAAGTGAGCCCGTGGAGCACGTCGTTGTCGTGGACGCAGTCTCCCGACCTGGTGGCACTTTACGCGACTTCGCTCATAATGCGGTGAGAGTTACCGCCAACCTTCCGCGGGCAGAGCGGTCCCAGCGCAAGGGCAGCGGCGTCTTTGCGGAGCACGTGAGCGCAATGCCTAAGAAGCTTGTTATTTTTTGTGACGGGACCTGGAATGAACCAACGGCGCACAACACCAATGTTGTACGCTTGCTGCAAGCAACAGAATTGAAATGCAAAAACGGCGATCCACAAATACTGCATTACATAGCTGGAGTTGGAAATAGGAAAATAGAAAAATACAGAGGCGGTATTTTAGGATATGGCGTATCATATAATATAAAGGATGCTTACTCATTTATCGTTAGTAATTATGAGCATGGAGATAAAATTTATCTTTTTGGTTTTAGTCGCGGAGCCTTCATCGCGCGAGTAATTGCCGACATGATTCACAAATTTGGGGTGCTTCGCTGTCAGGATCTTCATCTAGTTGAAGAAATATACAGGTATCATAAATCAAGAAGCGAAGAGTGGCGACCGCAAGAGGCAAGAACACGAAAATTTCGGGAAGATAATTTCTGTTATTACCCGGTCGGAATTCGTTTTCTCGGAATATGGGACACAGTCGGAGCGCTGGGCATTCCATATTCCGCAACCTTAGGGCGCCTGAACGATCGGTTTTTCAAGACGGGTTTCCATGACAGCATGCTGAACGTGAGTGTCGACGCTGCCTACCACGCTATAGCTGCGGATGAACGGCGTTGGCCGTTTCGCCCGATGCCGATTGAACTCTCCGACTATCATCGTCAGCGCAATCAAAGAAATATCGCTGAGCATGGCTTCCCGCTTTATGTTGAGCGCTGGTTCCCGGGCGTCCATTCAAACGTTGGCGGAGGCTATCGAGAGCATGGACTGTCGGACTATACGCTGCAATGGATGGCAGAGCGTGCCAAAGAAAATGGGCTGAATTTAAAAGACCTTGGCGAAGCTCTGTCAGGCTCGAACAGGCCTTTCGCGCCCGACCTAAAAGAGAAGATAGCAAATAGCCAAACTTTGCTTTATCGCATTCCCACAGTTTTACTGGTAAAAATTCCAAGCTACTTTGGAATTACGTCTGCACACCCGGCAACAGACCAGCCTTTAACAAAGAACATTAAGTGGAACGGCGATTACGTTCGCCCGATCGGCACACAAGAAGAAGTGAGCGACCTTCCCGATAAAATGGGCGTTGATCCGGAATATCGCCCGCCTCAACTCCGGTGACATGATTAGTTCCATTCCTAGACCAAGACATTCCGCTTCAGAAACCTAACACCTCATCAAGGCGGGGCGCATCGAAGTTCCAAATTAATGATATCCGGGCGTCATCTCCCGCACTCGGGCGGCCCATAGGATCGCCACGTCATAAATCGGCGGCTCGGTGTTCGACAAAAGCGTGTGCTTCCCCGGCAATTGCCCGCGCACGACCTTTTTGACCAATATCCGACCGTCGTCGAGCCCGACAATGCAGAGCCGATTGATGAGATCGGCGTCGATCGCCTCGCGCCGCCCGTCGCAGAACAGAAACCATCGATCGAACAACGGCCCGAGAGAATCCCCATGCACCTCGACGGCGAACGAATGTTCGTCGAAAGCGGGCGGCGGCTCTATCCAGCGGTCGCCGTCCTGATTTTCCGCATAGAGGATCGCTGCGGAGCCGGCTCGAACAACGCCCGCAAGGCGGATTTGCGCGCCCGTTTCGGCATCCTCCCGGCCAACACCTTCGGCGAGCCATGCAACCGTCGTCTTCAGGACCGGCGCGAGGGCCGCGAGCGTTGTCGTCGTGATCCCGGTCCGACGGCCGTCGTTAATGGCGCGTCTCAGGTTACGAATCGCATCGGTCTTGCCGGCGCGCTTCGACGCAGCCGATTCCGAGAGGCCGACGACCTTCAGGCGGCTTTCGATCCGACGCAGGATGGCCTTCAAATCCATACGGTATTTTTACCTGACTCGGGAAAAAGTGACGATCGGTAATTTAACCGTTGTCAAAGCAGGTATTATTACCTATTTCTGCGCTATGGCCACGGAACACGATCTCATCGCTCTCGCCGACGCCTACGCTGCCCTAACCGGCGCAAGCGAAACGACGATCAGCTCCCGCGTGTTCGGCGACAGCAAAAAGCTCGCCGCAGTGCGCCGGGGCAAAGACATAACCCTGCGCCGCTTCAACGCGGCCATCGGATGGTTCGCGGACAATTGGCCGACTGACGCCGATTGGCCGCTGAACATTCGACGTGCGAACGGCGCAGCATCGCCATCCTCCCTTTTTCCAGCCGAGAGTGATGCATGATCTCGGAAATGTCGCCACAGAATAGCGAATTGATCGCGGTCGAACGTGGTGCGCTGCAAAGCGTTCTGCTCGCCTTCCGTATCGAGGGCGGCAAAAAGCTGGCGCTCCGCCTTTCGATCGCCGATGCGCGCGCCCTGCTCGAGGCCCTGGGCCATGTCGCCGATGGCCGCGCCCTGCGTTCGTCCGTCAAGCGCGAAACCGAGGGCGCATGAGACCACAGCGCCGCTCTTTTCGCGCCTCGGCGCATTCCTCTTCGCGCGGCTTCCCTGCTCTTTGCCGCGCGTCGCGACTGGCCGCCGTAAGCGGCCGCTTAGCCCTCCTTGGGCGTTTCCTCCCTAACTCCCCCGAGGCTTCGGCCTCGGGGCCTTTTGCGTCTGCGTTCATTGCGTTCACTCGGCGCGCGCCAACGCGCCGTCTCACCTGTTCCCGTTCCAAATCGAGGCCGATGCGGCGCGCCAACGCCGCGGCGGCGATCTAGGGCCTCCGAGCAATGCGCCTCGTCGATGAATTCTCGTTCGCTCCGAGCCCTTCGATGCATGCAGCATCGGGGGTTTCAGTGGGAAAAGATTCGACGAAATTTGGAAAGCTTTCCGGAAATCCTGGAAACTTTTCCAGCCTGCTCGGCCGGGAGGCGCTCGAACGCCTCGTCGCCTTTCTGCTGCGCTTGCATCCGCACAAGACCGCGGAAGCCGTGGAGGCCATCACATGCGGCGCCGTGAAGGCGGATCGCGTGCGCAAATGGCTCGCCCTGCAATGCGCGCCGGACTTTCTCGCCCTTCTCCATCTGATCCGCGCTTATGGCGCGGATTTTCTCGTCTTCGTCATTGGCGGCGACGCGCCCGAGAGTCTGCTCGAGGCCGCGATCGCCGAGCGGCGTGCGCGTTACCTCGAAAGCGTTCGAAAGCTCGAGGAAGAATTCGAGTCTCTGTCCAGTCGGTAATCCCGAGTTTCGACGTCACTCGAACGCGCGAGATTCCTCATGCGCAAATTCCGATTGCGCGCGGCCTTGGCCGCGTCGCTTCTGCGCGACCTTTTTCTCGGCTGCGCCTTGGCCGCGTCATGGCCGTTTCGGCGCGCGGCGCGCGGCTTCGACGCGCTCGCGCGCGCGCTCGCCTCCACAGCTTGCGACGCGTCGCCCGCCGCCGACGAGGATCTGAGCGCGCATTATATCGATACGAGGTCGCTGTAATGCCGGCGCTCATCAGCGTCGACGGCGTGAGGCTGCGCGCCTTCATCCTTCGTATCGAACGGCTCGCCGAAGAAAAGGACGCGATCTCGGCCGATATCAAAGACGTCTACGGCGAGGTCAAATCGGTCGGCTTCGATCCGAAGATCGTCCGCAAGATCGTCGCGCTTCGTCGCGTCGATAGAACCAAGCGCGAGGAAGAGGCCGAAATCCTCGACCTCTATCTGTCCGCGCTCGGCGATTTCATGGATACGCCGCTCGGCGAGGCCGCGAGGCGCGACGATGAGTGATCTCTTCGGCGCGGCGCGCCGCGCGAGCCGGCCGCGCGTGAAGCCGACGCGCGCCGAGATCGTCGAGCGCTTCGGCGTGAGCGATCTCAAATCGCCGCGCGCGCATCTGTGCTTTCGCTGCGGCGCGTCGACGGGCCTCGGTTTCGGCAGTCTTCATCGCGGAACGAAGATCGTCTTCGCCTGCAAAGAGCATTTCGGGGAGCTGCAATGAGCGGGCTCGCCCGATACGAGGCCGCCCGCGCGGCGCTCGCCGAGGCCTATCGCGTCGACGAAGCGAAAAAGATTCGCGATTCCGCGAAGGCGCTTCAGGAATATGCGCGCCAAGCCAAGGACGGCGATCTGATCGGCTGGGCGACGGAAATAAGGCTGCGCGCCGAGCGCAAGGCCGGCGAGCTGTTGCGGAGCATGGCCGAGACGGGCGAGCGCGTCAAAGGCGGCGATCCGAAGTCGCGGCCTGCGACTATGGCGACGCTCGCCGATCTCGGCGTATCGAAAACGCAGTCGAGCCGCTGGCAAAAGCTCGCCGAGCTGCCGAGTGCTGCGTTCGAGCGAAAGGTCGAAGCTGCAAAGCACGAAGCCGAGCGCGCGCTCGTCGCGACGCATGCCGAGCGCCAAGCCGAAAAGAAAGAGCGTCGCGCCGAGCGTGAGAAAGAACTCGGCGCGAGGATCTGCGCATGGCCGACGAAGCGCTACGGCGTCATTTATTGCGACCCCGCTTGGAAGGAAACGGCTTGGTCCGAGGAAACGGGCTATGACCGCGCGGCGGCCAATCATTATTCCGTGATGACGACGGAAGAGATCGCCGGGCTCGACGTCGCTTCGATCGCCGCGGACGATTGCGTTCTCGCCATGTGGGCGATCGCCGCGATGATCGTCGAGGCGCTGCGCGTGATGGAGTCTTACGGCTTCGCCTATGTCACGCAAATCGTGTGGGACAAGGGGCGCATCGGCCTCGGCCGTTGGGTGCGGACGCGCCACGAAATCCTTCTTATCGGCAAGCGCGGGAAGGTCGTTCCGCCGGCGCCCGGCGAACAGCCGGAATCGGTGATCGTCGCGCCGCCCGGCGCGCATAGCGCCAAGCCCGAAATCTTCGCCGAGCTGATCGAAAGGCTCTGGCCGACGCTGCCGAAAATCGAATTGAACCGCCGCGGGCCGGCGCGCGACGGGTGGGACGCCTGGGGGAACGAGGCGTCATGAGCGAACGCGTTCAGCTCTTTTCGCTCGCCGAGCAAATCGGGGCCGTCGATCGCGCGCGCCGGATCGTCGGCGGCGGCGCGCGCGTCCCCTCGCGCGCGGCCGAACGCGATTATGACGTCCAGGCGCTCGCCGCGGCGCTGCGAACGCTCCAATGGGTGCGACGGCACGAAGCCGAAATCCGCTCGGCTGTCGCGCCCAAGCAGCCGACCGACACGCCTGCGGCCGACGACGCGCGCGCGTCCGAGCAAGCCGCCACGCCGTGCGAGGATAAGGCGAAGCCTTGCGAATTCCCGCTCGCGCGGCGGGCGGCGATGCGCTGCGCCGAAGGCGCGTTTCAGAAATTCCTCGGCGTCGACACGCCCGAGGGCGCGGCGGACGCGCTGCGCCGCCGCTGCGATGTCGCAAGCCGCAAGGACTTCGATCGCGACGCCGCGGCGCGCGAGCGCTGGCGCGCCGTCGAAGTCGAATTCGGGGCATGGCTGCGCTGCGCCGGCGAGCCCAGCGGGAGCGCCGCGCCATGACCGCGCCGCGCATCGAAAGGCTCTCCGAAGGCGTGACGCTGTGGCTCGCCGATTGCCGGGAAATTTTGCCGCAACTCGGTCGCTTCGACGCCGTCGTGACCGATCCGCCCTATGGGCTCGGCGACAAGATGCAGGGCGGCACATGGGGCGCCAAGGCGGGCTTCAAGGAAATGGCCCGATGGGATCGCGCGCCCCCTGAAGAGCAGGTGCTCCGGGATCTGATCGGCCTATCGAAACATCAAATTTTCTGGGGCGGGCAATATTTCGCCCTTCCGCCCGCGCGATGTTGGCTGATCTGGAACAAGACCAATGCTGTTCCGACCATGGCGGATTTCGAGACTGCCTGGACCAATCTCGATCGACCTTCGAAGCGCTTCGACGCGCCGGTCGGCCGCGTCGAATATGGACATGCGACGCAAAAGCCGCTCCCGCTCATGATGTGGACGCTCGGCTTCGTCGCGAGCGCGCGAACGATTCTCGATCCGTTTTGCGGAACCGGAACGACCGGCGTCGCCGCCGTGAAGCTCGGACGTCGGTTTGTCGGAATCGAAATCGAGCCGAAATATTTCGAGGTCGCGCGCCGGCGTATCTCCGACGCGTTGCGCGAGCCCGATATGTTCGTCGCGCCGGTCGCGACGCCTCCGAAACAGGGGGCGCTCGACCTATGAGCATTCAAGCCATGAATTGGGCGCTCGGCAAGGAAACCGGAAGCCCTTCGGCGAAAGTCGTGCTGCTCACTTTGGCGAATTACGCCAATCAAAATGGCGCGGCCTTTCCGAGCCATGAGCAGCTCGCCGAGGAAACCGAGCAATCGACCGATACGGTCGCGCGGCGGCTTCGTGAACTCGCCAAGCTCGGGCTGATCTACCAGACATATCGCTACAGCTCGAACGCAAACGGCGGCCGGCGCAGCAATGAATATGTCGTGCTGCATGACGACCGCGCGCGCGGCTATGCGCGCGATCTCGGCTGGGAGGAGCTTAGCGATGGCGATGAAGAACAATTCGTGCGCGAGGCAGGCGAGCAGGCCGAGCGCGCGGCCGAAGCCGAAACGGCTTATGCCGCAAATTGCGGGTTAACCCCGGATGAGGTTAACCCGCAAATCGAGGGTAGGTTAACCCGCAATGGTGCGGGTTATTCTAAGGAAGACTCAAACCTAGAACCCAAACCTATACCCCCCTTACCCCCCAAGGGGGGCATGGGCGAGCGCGCTTCGCGCTTCGACGAGTTCAAAAAGGTTTGGCCGTTCGATCTCGTCGACCTCGTCGAGCCGGCTCGCCGGCTGTTCCTGCGGCTCTGCGACGAAGACCAGGCGCTCGCCGTCAAATGGGCGCCCTCCTACGTCGAGGCGTGCAAAGCGCAGACGCGCAAGCGGATGACCGCGGCCAATTGGCTGCGCGGCAAGGGCTGGCAGGCGTTCAACGCCAAGCCCGACACGGCGGCCGTGGCGACGGTGTTCATCCGCGAGGGCTCGCCGCAATGGCTGGCCTGGGAGCGTTGGCATCGCGAGGCCAAGGATGTCCGCATGCCGGGCGGCAAGCTCTTCGCCGTCGATATGAAGATCGGGCGCGGGCGATACGAGAAATCCGAATGGCCGCCGCCGAAGCCGAAGGACGGCGACGCCGCGTGAGGGCGTGCGCCGCATGTAGCGCGTTCGCGTCGTGGTTCGGGAGCGGCAAGGTTTTCGGGGGCCTTCAATGATGCGCTGGTATGTCGTCGAAGCATTCGAGGGAAAGGACTTCGACGTCTGTCTTCGGCTCGCCGCCGCGCGCTTCCGCGTCTGGCGCCCGATCGACGAGATCAAGATCAGCCGACGTTGGGCTGGCCGCAAGAGCGATCGCGTGACGAGAGCGATTCGCAAGGTTCCTCGCTTCGGACGTTATCTCTTCCTGGAGGTCGCCATGTCCGAGGCCATTCGATGGGCGATCTCCGCCACGCCCGGCGTTCGTGGATTCATCTGCGCGGCGGGCTCGAGCGAACCGGCTGCGGTCCCGAGCGAGCTGATTGAATTCTATCGCAATCATGCGCCGAAGCGCGACGCGCGCGGCAATTCGATCGGCAAGGGTGATCGCGTGCGGATCGCCGCCGGACCATTCGTCGATCATGAAGGAAGCGTCGTCGACATTGACAAGCGTGGAATCCTCCGCCTAGAAATTTGCATCTTCGGCAGTCCGACGCCCCTCATCATCGAAGTCGGACACGTCGAGCTTGTGGAGCAAGGCCAACGGCCTCCGATCGGGCTCGCCGTCAAAGCGCACTGCGGACGAAAGTCGGCGTGAGTGCGAAGCTTTCGACATTTCCCCTTGCTGTGAAGGGCTAGAGCCCATGGCCAAGGCCCCTCGCCTCGCCGGTCGGCGCGGCGCTGTTCCCGCGTCCGTCGTCGACGCGCGTCCGCAGAGCGACGCGGACTATGAGCGGCGACGTCGCGACGCTGCGCCGTGGCGCGCATGGTATGGGCTCGCGCGCTGGCGCGCCATTCGAGACGAGCAATTGGCGCGCGAGCCTTTGTGCCGCATGTGCCTCGCCGATGGTGTCGTCGTCGCCGCGAGCGTCTGCGATCATATCGAGCCGCATCGTGGCGACGCGAACAAGTTTTGGAACGGCCCCTTCCAATCGCTCTGCGCGTTCCACCACAATCGCGACAAGCAGCGCGAAGAGGCCGAGACGCGCCGCGGCTGACCTTCGCCGATCGCCGCCGCCGATCGCGAACAGCCCCAAGGGTGGGGGCGGTAAAACCTCCCGGCCCCCTCCCCCGCGACCGGTTGCTCAACTCCCGGCAAATCGCCGCGAAATCCGCGGAAATGTTTTTTTGGAGCGTCGAGAGGAACTTATGGGACGTCGTCGCGATCCGCCGGAGTTGCAGGCGGCGAAGGCCTATCCGGGCAAGCGGCGGTCGAAGACCGATCGCCAGATCGCCGACGCCGAGTCGCTCGCGTCACTGCTCGCGGCGGCTCCCGCCGAATCGGACGACACGCTCGCGCCGCCGTCGCTGCTCAATGACGGCCGTCTTCTCCCGGCGCTCACGATCTGGCGCGAATACGCGCCTCGCCTCGCGAAGCTGAACCTCTTCGCGCCGCTCGACCGCCATTCCTTCGCGATTTTCTGCGTCTATTACGCGGACTTCGTCGCCGCGCAGGCCGACATAAACAAAAACGGCTTCAGCCGGCTCGTCAAAACCGTCTCCGGCGACCGCATGCCGCGCAACAATCCCGCCGTCGATCGGCGCGACACGGCCGTCAAATTCATCCTCGAATTCTCGAAACGGTTCGGCCTCACGCCGCTCGACCGCCTCGACCTCATCGGCAAGCAGGCCGGCGGGCTCGCCGGGGGCCTCTTCGACCAGCCCGGCGCGCCCAAGCAGCCGTCCAAAGACGCGCCGCAGGCGGAAGACGGAATCGTCGGCCTCGCCAATCGCTTCGACTCGCCGCCGCCCGGCACTTATCAGTGAGCGCGCATGGACGTCGCGCTCCCGGCCGGCGAGGCCTCGGCCGCGGCGCTCGCCTGCGTCGCGGGCGACGCCTTCACGCCCGAGCCGGAATGGATCGTCAGGGCGTCGGCCCTCGGCTGGGAATGGCCGAGCATCACATGGCGCCGCGCCGCCCGCGTTCCCGGAGCATGGTTCGATGCGGCGAAGGCCGATGCGATCGTCGAGCTATGGCCGAAAATATTCCGTCTCACGGATGACCGCTTCGCCGGCGTCCCCTTCCGTCTTGCCTTCTGGCAGGAAATCACGGTCCGGATGCTCGTCGGCTGGAAGGTTCCCGTCGAGGTTCTCGACCCGCAAACGCATGAAAAGAGTTTCGAGCATGTCCGGCTGTTCCGCCGTCTCATGCTGTGGATTCCGCGCAAGAACGGCAAGAGCGAGTTTCTCGCCGCGCTCGCGCTTCTCTTTTGGGTGCTAGAGGGCGTCGTCGGCGGCCAGGGCTTCGTCTTCGCGCGAAACGAAGAGCAAGCGAAGATCATCTTCGACAAGATGAAGGCGATCGTCGTTCAAAACGACAGCCTGAAGTCGTCGATCGGCATTTTCCGTAAATCCCTATGGATTCCCGAATGTCGCGCCAGCTTTCAGCTTCTTCCGGGCAAGGTCGAGGGAAAGCACGGCCGCTCGCCGACCGTCTCGGTCGGCGACGAAATGCACGAATGGATTTCGCGCGAGCTGGCGACGACGCTGCGGCAGGGCATGGGCGCTCGTTTGCAGCCGATAGAGCTATTCGCGTCGACCGCGGGCTTGAAGAGCGCGCTCACCGGCTGGGAACTCTTCGATGAGAGTCAAAAAATTCTCGCCGGCCCGATCGCGCCGCCGACCGCCGAGGCCGACGAAGGCGCCGGCATTTACGAGCCGTCGACACTCGTCGTCATGTTCGCAGCCGGCGAGGATGACGACTGGCAAGACGAGGAAGTCTGGCGCCGCGTCAATCCGAACCTCGGCCTTTCGCCGACGCTCGACTTTCTGCGCGGAGAGGCGCGCATCGCGAAAGGCAATCCGCGCGCCGAGTCGCATTTTCGCCGCTACCATCTCAATCAATGGGTCGAGGCGATCTCGCGATGGCTCCCGATCAAGAAATGGGACGCTTGCGGCGAAAAAGACGGCTGGCGCCGCTTTTCGAAAGAGCTTCGCGGCAAAAGCTGCGTCGGCGGCTTCGACATATCGTCGACCATCGATATCACCGCGCTCATTTGGTGGTTTCTCCCGGAAGAGCCCGGCGACAAGGTCCGCCTCGTCGCGCGCTTCTGGGTTCCGGCCGACAATATCGACATCCGCTCCAAGCGAGACCGCGTCAATTACGACCGCTGGCTCCAAATGGGAGCGATCGAAGCGACGCCCGGCGATTACGTCGATCAATCCTATGTGCAAGCGGCGATCGTCGAGGGCCTCGAGCTCTATGATGTGCGCAGGATGGGCTATGATCCGTGGAATGCGACGAAGCTCTATACGGATCTTCAAAACGAAGGCGTCGACGCCGATCTCTTCTTGAAGGTCCGCCAAGGAATCCCCAGTCTCGGCGAGGCGTCGAAGGATTTCGAGCGTCTCGTCTTCGCCGGCCTGCTCGACCATGGCGGCCATCCGGTTTTGCGATGGATGGCGCAAAACGCGCTCGTTCGCTTCGACCGCAATATGAATTTCGCGCCGGACAAATCCAAATCGCGCGAGAAAATCGACGGCATAGCCGCCGCGATCAACGCCAATGTCGCCGCGATCAACGTGGCGCCCGCCGCCGGCTCCGGCTTCCTCGATTATTGAAGGCTCCGCATGTTCGGCTTCGGAAAGCGCGCGCGGCTGCGTCGCGAGATCGAAACCCTGCGCCTCGAGAAAGAGGCGCATGATCTGCGCGCCGCGGTTCAGAATTCGGGAACGACCGCGACCTATCCGCTCTCCGATCCGCTCGCCTTCGAAAAGCTGTTCGGCCCTCAGACGAATAACGTCTCGGCCGACAAAGCGCTCACCCATAGCGCCGTCTATGGGTGTGTCCGCCTGATCGCCGGCTGCATCTCGATGCTGCCCTTCGCTCTGTTCGACGAACACGACGACGGCCATCGCGTCCGCGACCGCAAGTCGCCGCTCGCGCGAATGCTCGACAGGCGGCCGAATTCCCGCCTTTCGGCATCCATGTTCTGGCGCTCTTCCGTCGCCGACATGCTGCTCAACGGCAACGGAATCGCATGGATCGAAAGGAAATCGTTCCGCGCCGCCGAGCCCTATGAGCTGCATCAGGTGCCGTGGGCGCGGACCGGCGTTCGTCTCGACAGCGTCGCAGGTCGGCCTTTGCAGGTCTATACGATGACTCTCGACGACGGGCGCATGATCGTCGCGCCGCAAGACGACGTCTTGCATATCCCCGGCTCGCCGATCTGGCAGATTTTCCGCGCCATGTCGCCACTTACCGCCTATGCGATGAGCGTCGGGATCGGGATTTCCGCCGACGCCTTCGCCAAGGCCTATTTCGACAACAGTTCGTCGCCGGACGGCTACATCACCTTTCCGAATGGCGTCGCCAAGGACACGCCCGACGAAATCCGCAAGCATTGGATGGCGAAGCATGGCTCCGACAATCGCTTCGCCGGGCCGGCGGTATTCACGAACGGCGGCGAGTTCAAAGAGCTGCGCATCAATGCCGCGGACGCGCAATTACTCGATACGCGCCGATTCAGCGTGGAGGATATCGCGACGCGCATCTTCGGCGTTCCGGCGCATCTCGCCGGACTGACCGACAAGGCCACGTCCTTCGGCAAGGGCCTCGAGGAACAGACGCAAGCGTTCGTCGATTTCACGCTCGGCCCGCATCTCTGCGCCATCGAAGACGAGGTGAACGAAAAGCTCGTTCCCGATGGAAAGGTCGCCGAATTCGACCGCGAAGGGTTCGTGCGCGGCGACATGAAGACGCGGATGGAAGCTTTCCAGATCGCGCTCGGCGGCAATAACGGCCCCGGCGTGATGACGGCGAATGAGGTTCGGCAAAAGCTCAATATGGGGCCGTCGACCGATCCGAGCGCCGACAAGCTCGTCACCTGGGAACGCAAGGCGCCGCAGATCGGACAGAACGGCGGCGCGTCAGCCGAGGAAAGCGCGAAGCCCGAGCCCCCGCCGCCCGAGCCGACGCAACAATCTTCATCCCGCCCGTCGCGAAAGTCGAGGAAGTGACGCCATGCCCATGCGCCGACTATTGAAACTGCTCGCCGCGAACGGCCCCGGCCGCAAGCCGAAAATCGTCAGAGGCTATGACCCTGATTGGGATGGCGACGACGATAGCAATCCGGCCTTCGATCCGGACCGCGACGGCGATGAAGCCTCGATCTATGTCTATGACGTGATCGGCGGTTGGGATCAGCCGACGACAGAGGAAATCGTGCGGGGCGTTCGCGCCCTCGCGGCGAAGACGATTCATCTGCGCATCAATTCGCCCGGCGGCCTCGTCTTCGAAGCGACGGCGATCAAGACCGCGCTCGAGCAGCATCCGGCGCGCGTCATCACCCATATCGACGGAATGGCCGCCTCGGCCGCGTCGACGCTCATGCTCGCCGGAGACGAGATCGAAATCGCGCCCGGCGGCTTCGTAATGATCCACAATCCCGAGTCGATGGCCTGGGGCGACGCCGACGAAATGCGAAGTTGCGCCGACATGCTCGACGCCATTCGGGATTCGATCGCGAGCCAATATGCGACTCGCGCGAGCCTTTCGGTCGAAGAGCTGACGGCCATGATGAAAGCCGAGACCTGGCTTTCGGCCGAACAGGCTGTCGAAATGAAATTCTGCGACCGTATCGCCGCCCGCACGGCGCAGGCGAGCAATCTGCGCCGCTTCGACCTCTCGGCTTACGACCATCCGCCGAAGGCGCTGCTCGCCCCGCCGCAGGCCGACCCTGTCGCCGCATATCTGAAGACCTCGCAAGAGCGTCACGCCCGCATGTTGCGGCTGTTCGAACGCGCCGCCTGATCTTTCCCCGCCTTTCCCTTTACCGGGAAATCGCCCCTTCACGGGGTCTCACACTCCGCCAAAGGAGCAATCTGCCATGTCGTCTCTGAAAAGTTTGCGCGAAGAGCGCGCCCGCAAGGTGACGGAATATAAGAATCTGGTCGAGTCGAAGGACTACACGAAGGAAATCGAGGCCAAAGCCGACGCGGTCTTGATCGAAATCGAGCTGATCGATGGCCAGATCAGCCGCGTTCAGAATTCCTTGACGCTCTCCGCCGACGACGCGACAGATTTCAACGCCCGCGCCGCGAGCGACAAGAACGGCAAGAGCGTCGACGAAAACGCGCATCGCGTCACGCAGGCGCGCGCCGCCTTCGCCAAGGCCTTGGCGCAGGGCGTCGCCGCACTCTCGGCCGAGGAAGCGGCGCTCGTCTCCGCCGCCGACCCCCGCAACCGCAATCGCGTCTTGAACATCGCCGAGGGCTCTTCCGCGACCGGCGGCGTTCTCGTTCCGACCATCGTCATGCCGACGCTGCTCGAATTCCTGAAGGCCTATGGCGGCATGCGCGTCGTCGCATGGATTCTCGCAACGGCCGGCGGCCAGCCCTTCACCTGGGGGACGACGGACGACACGGCGGCGGAAGGTGAGATCGTCGCTGAGAACGCCACGGCGGCCGACGACGATATCGCCTTCGGCTCCGTGTCGGTCGGCGCCTATAAATTCTCGTCGAAGACCATTCCAGTCTCGATGGAAATTCTTCAGGACGCGGCCATCAATGTCGAAGCCATCGTCTTGCGCGCGCTCGCCACGCGTGTCGCGCGCGGTCAGAACCGCTATTTCACGACGGGAACGGGAACGGGCCAGCCGCAGGGCGTCGTCACCGCAGCCTCGGTCGGCTATACGGCGCCGGTCGGCAATGCGACCTCGCTCGCCTATGACTTCTTCATGGAACTCTATCATTCGGTCGATCCGGCCTATCGCGCCTCGGCGAGCTGCGCATGGATGATGAACGATAAGACCTGGAAGGTGGTCAAAAAGCTCAAGGACGCCAATAATCGTCCGCTCTTCCTGCCCTCGCTCGAGGCGGTTTTCGCCGGCGGCGAGTCGACCGGCTATCAGATCGAAGGCAAGCCGATCGTCATCAATCAGCACATGGCGGACCTCGCGGCCAACTCGAAGTCCATCGCCTTCGGCGACTTCTCCAAATATTTGATCCGCGACGTCATGGACGTGCTCATCCTGCGTTTCACCGACTCCGCCTATGCGAAGAAGGGACAGGTGGGTTTCTTGGCCTGGGCGCGCGCCGACGGCCGCATGATCGACGCCAAGAATGCGACGACGTCGGCATGGGAATCGATCCGCACATTGCAGCAATCCGCCACCTGATCGCGCCGCGCCCGGCCGCGCGGCCGGGCGTCTCTTCCCTCGCGAAAACGAATCCGAGGAATCAGAACCGATGAAAATCAAGCTGCTCACATCGATCGCTGGCGCGCATCAATCGGACCTGCCCGGCGATATTGTCGACAAGCCCGACGACGTCGCGCGCGCATGGATCAAAGAGGGCCTCGCGATCGAAGCGCCGGAACAAGACATCGCGGCTGCGCGTGTCGCCGAGCTGTCCAAGGCGCTCGACGGTGTGACCGCCGAGCGCGAAGGCCTCGTCAAGCAGGCCGCGGACCTCGCCGGCAAGCTTGCCTCCGCCGTCAAGGAAAAGGCCGGCGCCGTCGCCGAGACCGAGGTCCATCGCAAGGCTGCCGATGCGGCGCGGACGCAGCGCGACGCCGTCGTCGAGACCTTCGAAAAATACAAGGTCGCGGCGTCCATGCGGCTGAAGGCCGCCGAGGATGAGCGCGACGATTTCAAGAGGCAGGCGGAAGCGCTGGCCGAGCAGCTCTCGACCAAGCTCGCCGAGCTGGCCGAGCAGCCCGCGACGAAGCCGACCGATCTGGCGAGCTGATCGGAGGCCATATGACCGGCGTCTATAATCTCGTCTCGTCGTCGTCGACGCCGATCGTCTCTCTCGCCGAGGCCAAGCGGCAAACGAACACGGTCGATTTCGGCGACGACGACGGATTGCTGACGGCGTTGCTGGACGTGGCGACGCAGCACTTCGACCTCGAGAACGGGATCATCGGCCGTCCGCTGCTCACGCAGGTTTGGGAATATACGGCGCCGCCGCCTCCGCTCGACAATGGCCGTTCCGATCCGCGCTTGCGCGGCCTGCCGGCGGCGACGGGCTTCGTCATCGATCGCGCGCCGCTGCAATCCGTCGACAAGGTCGAATATCTACAGGACGGCGTCTATCAGACGCTCGCGACCGGGCAATGGGTGACGCGGAAGATTTCGAAGGAGCTGACCTTCGTGCGTCTCGCCAAGGGCGTCGCATGGCCGCGCGTCGACGATGACGAGGCGGCATGGAAAATCACCCTATCGCTCGGCTATGGCGCGACGCCCGATCTTATCCCCGCGCCGATCCGTCACGCGGCGCTGCTCATGATCTCGCATCTCTATCAAAATCGCGAGGCCGTGACCGGCTTCGGCGCAGCGTTGCAGGAAACGCCGCTCGCCGTCGCCGCGCTTGTCGCGCCCTTCCGCTCGCCGAATTTCTGAAAGAGCTTTTTCGCATGCTCTCACCCGAAAACCGCTTCGCACTTTTCGGGAGCATGCGCTGATGCTCGCCGGACGCATGCGCTATTCGGTCACGATTCTGCGGCGCGCCGACGTCCCGGACAATCCGGGCGGCGTCGCGCGTGGCGATTTCGCCGACGCCTTCACGACGCGCGCATCATTCAAGCAGGCGTCGGGAGCGAAGGCGCTCGAGGCCGGGCTCGTCGAAGATCAGGCGCGCGGGCTGCTCAGAGTCTATGACTGCGCACAAAATCGCACGATCAACGCCGCCGATCGCATCCGCCTCGAGGGCGTCGAGTGGTCGATCGAAACGGTTGCGTTGCCGGACAAGGTCCGGCGCTTCATCGAAATCACGATCGCGCGCAAAATTGGGGGCTGAAAGGGAACGCTGCCCATTGATCGAGAGCGTAATATCACGTCAGAAAGAATTTTCGAAATTCCCCCAAAGCTTCGTTGCTATGTCCCCTTGAGATTGAAATGCCATCGCCCAACGAGAAAACAACAATATCCCTACTGTTGAACTGATTGCTTTTTCTATCGATAATATACCTGACTCGGTTTTTCACAATTTGGACGTGATCCGCACTCTTCACAAGGCAAAACTGTCCAAAGTCTTTGCAGAAATTTTTTCTACCAAACAACCTCTCAATGTCTCGATATATATCGGCATAAAGATTTCCCGGCGGCTGCGCGGCACCGTGCAAGTCAAAAGTGACCAAATACAACTTCAAGGCTCCGCTCCGATGTCAACGGCAAGAGGACGCGGGACCCAACTTACCTGCGAGTAGCTGACGGTCAAGTTGAACGTCTAAACGCACCCAAACCGAGACACCGCGTGCTCCCCCTCTTCACCATCGCCCGCTCGGCCTTCGCACTCTATGAGATAAGCGAAGCGACCGGCGTCATAGGCTTCGACGATTTCGCCGCCGCGCTCGGAAAGATCGCAGTCAAGATGGCGTTGAAGGCGCATCGCATCGACCGCGGCGCCCTCGACGACATGGTAGCGCTCGCGCAAGAGCGCGTTCCGCAGGCGACGGGCACGCTCTATTCGGGAATCGAGGGCGAGGAAACCGACGCTTTTTTCGAGTTTCGCGCTTCGGCGCAGCATGTCCGCGCGAACGGCAAGCTTTCCGCCGACTACGCGCATTTCGTCGAATTCGGAACGCATCCGCATGACGAGTCGGGGCCGGGCGGAACGAGCGCCTTCGCGAGCCGTCGGCGCAAGAGCGAGCGCCACGGCCATCCGGGAACCGAGGCGCAACCTTTCTTCTATCCGTCAGCGGACGAAGCGCTCGAACGTCGCGGGCTCGCCATGGAAGACGTGATCCCGGATGCGGCGGCCGAAGACGGTTGGGAACTCGGTTGAAGGGGAAATCCATGCCGAAGGTCAGAGTCGATCAATTGGCGATCGTCGTCGCGCGTCCGAGCGTGCATATCGTCTATCAGCCTGGCGAGCGCCTCGCGCCCGACGCGCATATAGAAGAGATCGTGCGGCAGGGAAAAGGCGAGCGCCTGACCTCGCGCGGCGACGAATTCCGAACCGAGCCGCAGGCCGACGCTTCCGAGCTGAGCGCGGAAATCCCGCAATGACGCCGCTCAAAGCGTTCAAGATCGCCGTCGTCGAGGCCTTGAAGGTCGACGCGGGCGTGGCGGCGATCGTCGGCGGCAAGATCTATGACGAGGTTCCCCGCGATCATCGCGGCGAGCCGACCGACGCCAATGCGCCTTTCGTCTATCTCGGACCGCTCGGCTGGCGTCGCCTCGAGCTGGGCTGCAATCCGGGATATGACGTCGCTTTGCGCCTCTATGCCGTGTCGACCAAGTTCGGCCGCGAAGAAGTTTGGGCGCTTCACGAAGCGATGCGCCTCGCATTCGACTTGAAGACGCTCACGCTCGCCGGCGGCCATCTCATGACGCCGTTTCGCACGATGGCGGGCGGCGACGTCATTGCGCTCCCGTCGCCGAAGGAATGCTTTCTCGACCTGCGGACGCAGCTCTCCGACGCAACCCCCTACCCCTGACCTCGAGAGAAAGGACACGGCGCCATGACCGCGAATCCCGTTCTGCCCTTGCCCGGCAATAAATTCTATCTGCTCGTCGGCGACGGCGCGACGCCGACCGAGGCTTTCACCTTTTTCTGCGTCGGAACCACGGTCGACTCCAAGCATGGCGCCGAAGTCGAAGACGCCTGGGCGGCGGATTGCGCCGATCCGACTGCGCTTCCGACGCGAACTAGCGCCGTCAAGGGGCTCACCTGGGATTTGACCGCGTCCGGCGTCTGCGACCCGTCGAAGACGCCCTATCAGCGCGTCATCACGGCTTACCGCGGCGGCGCGGCGCTCAATGTCCAGCTCATGCGAAACCTGCCGGGAACCTCCGGCGGCAATATCGAACAGGGCGCGTTCCTCGTCACAAATTGGACCGAGCAAAAGGCGGACAATGGCCTCGTGAAGTTCAATTGCGACTTCCACGGCCAAGGCAAGCCGACCGTGACGGCGAACGCATGAACGAGACGCTTCGTCACACTTCGATCCATCGCGATCTTGCCGGGCGGCGCCGCAAGCTCGAATTGCGGCTCGGCGAGATCGGCGAACTCGAGCGCATCTGCGGCGCGGGGATCGGCGCCATATTGCTGCGTCTCTCGACCATGCAATGGCGCTATGACGATATTCGCGAGACGATTCGCCTCGGGCTCCAGGGCGGCGGCGCGAGCGAGCCGGACGCGACGGCGATCGCGCTGCATTATCTCGACCCGCGGCCGAAAGGCGAGTTCCTCCAGCTCGCCGCCGATATTCTCAACGCCTGCGTCGTAGGCGTCGAGCCGGGAAAAGCGGAAGGGGAGACGGAAGAGAGCGACGCCCCGGCGACCTCTCCCCTTTCTATGAGATCGCCGGAGCGCTCCGAATGAGCCCGCGAGACGTCGACGCGATGACGCTCGCCGAATTCGACGCAATGCTTCGCGGCTTCGCGAAATCCCGTGGCGTGACGCTCGACGGCGCGCCATCGGAAGCGGACTATTTCGAAGCTCTGGCGGCTTTCCAGGCCGCCGGGCTCGCGTGAGGAAAAACCATGGCGTCGCCGAGCCGCGCTCTCGTTCTACGCTTCTCGACCGATCTCGAGCCCGCCAAGCGCGGGCTCGCCGATCTCGCCACGACGGCCAGAACGCAGCTCGCGACCGTCGCCGGCGCGGCGGTTTCCGCCGCGCGGACGCTCAACGCCACCAGCGCCAGCGTCGCGACGGCGTCGAGCGTCGTGACGCAAGGGCTGCAATTCTTCGCCGCCTATAAGCTCGCGCTGCTCGCCGCCACGGCGGGAATCGCCGCCTTCGGCGCCGCGGCCGACATTGCCGCCGATCAAGTCCAAAAATTGCAGGCCATCGCGCGGGGGTCCGAGGCCGCGGGCGTCTCGTCGACGTTTTTTCACGTGTGGCGCAATCAAGCGTCCGAACTCAATGTCGAAGTGAAATCGCTCGAACAAGCGCTCATTCACGCCAAGCAGGCGGTCCGCGAGACGGTCGACGACAATGGCAAGGATCGGATCAATTCGATCGGCCGTTTTCTCGATGAGCAGTATCGAGGCGGACGCGTCCAGGGGCGCGGCCTCGGCGACTATCTCGGCGCGGACACGAATGAGCAAAAGATTAACGCCGTGCTGACGGCGATGCGAGAACTGCTGGCGCGCGGGCGCGAGGTCGAGGCGCTCCATCTCGCGCAAATGCTGACCGGCGCGCCGGAGCTGGCCGAAAAGCTGACCGAGGCCGTGAAGGCCGGCAAGATGAAGATGACCGAGCTTGTCGGCGAGGCGCAGCGCGGCGGAACCGTCTTCGACGAAGACATGGTGAAGCGCGCCGACGAACTCGACGAACGCTTGCGCAAGGCCAAGGCCACAATGGCCGAGGGCCTCATGCCGGTCCTCAAAGACCTCGCCGGCCTCGGGCTCGACATAAAGGACGGCTGGGTAGGCGTCGAAGAGGTTCTCGCGCGCGTCGTCGTCTTGGCGGGAAAGCTCTACAGCGCCATCAAATCGCTCGGCGATCTCATCCCCGACGTCGGCAAGGGGCTCGAGAAATTCGGCGATTGGATTACGCCCAAGCTCGAGCGTCTCGGCGTCGTCGAGGATCGCGCCACGCGCGAGCGCAACATCGCGCGGGTCGGCTTGGAGCATCCCGGCGTTTGGGGCGGCGGCCTGACGGATGAGCAAACGCGCGCCGCGCTCGGCCTCGTCAATCCGCGCCGCAGCTCGATCGGCGTCGACCTCACGCCGACCGCCGGCGCGCTCGACGCCGCGCGAAACGCGCCCTTGCCGCCCGTGCGGCCGTCGCTCTCGGCGCTGGAATCGACCGGCTCCGCCGCTTCTTCGCGCGCTGCCCGCGCGCCGGCCGCAACGGCCGCAACGGCCGACCAAGTGGAAACCTATCTCGCGCAGCTCCGCAAGAGCGTCGACGTCTTGCAGGCCGAGGCCGATGCGCAAGGCAAATCGAACGTCGAGAAAGAGAAGGCCGTCGATCTCGCCCGCGCCGAAGCCGCAGCGCGCGAGCGCGGAACGCCTTTGACCGAGGCCGAGATTGCGCAGGTCGAGCGCCTCGCCGAGACGCACGCGAAGCTGCGCCAGCGTATCGACGACGCGGCCAAGGCCCAAGCCGCTGCGCGCGAACAGGCGCAGTTCTTCGGCAATGCGGCCTTCGACGCCATCGACAAGCTCTTGGAGCCGGGCGCGAAGTTCAATGACGTCCTGAAGTCGATCATCAAGACGTTCGAACAGGCCGCGTTGAAGGCGGCGCTGCTCGGTGAAGGTCCGCTCGCGTCGCTGTTCGGCACGCAAGGCCAGAACGGCAATATGGGGGGATTATTCGGGTCGATCGGCGGCCTCTTCTCCGGCGGCGTCAATTCGAACTTCATTGGCCAGCCGGCCGGCGCGGTCGGGCCGTTCCCGCAAAACGGCAGCGGGGATTTCTTTTCCTCGCTCTTTTCCGGCTTTTCGGGCCTCTTCGCGGACGGCGGCACGATTCCCGCCGGCGGTTGGGGCGTCGTCGGCGAGAATGGACCCGAGCCCATTTTCGCCGGCGCCATGCCGGTTTCGATCATGCCCAACGCGATGGCGCGCTCGGTCCTCGGCGCAGCGCCGAACGCCCGTAGCGCCGGCGCGTCGAGCACGACGCATAATTATATCGACTTCAACGTCACGACGCCCGACGCGGGCTCGTTCTCCCGATCCGAAGGGCAAATGACGGCGCTTCTGACGCAGGCGATCGCCCGCGGCCAACGCAATCTTTGAGAAAGCGCGCGAGCGGTCGAGCTGGCGCAGAGCGAGCGCACACAATGTCCGCCTTTCACGAAGTGCTCTTTCCCTGCGATATCGCGCTCGGGAGCCGCGGCGGCCCCGAGCGTCGCACGGATATCGTCACCATGCGGTCGGGTTTCGAAGAGCGCAATTCGATCTGGGCGAATTCGCGCCGGCGCTACAATGCGGGCTATGGCCTGCGCGACAAGGACGACGCCAAATTCGCCGCCGTCGTCCAGTTCTTCGAAGAGCGTCGCGGGCGGCTCTATGGCTTTCGCTGGCGCGATCGCTTCGACCTCTCTTCCGCGTCGACGCCCGGCGTCGCCGTCACGCCCGTCGATCAGCAGATCGGAACCGGTAACGGATCGGCGACGGCGTTTCAGCTCGTCAAAACCTATGGCGCGAGCTTCGCGCCCTATGCGCGGGCGATCAGAAAGCCGGTCCTGGGTAGCGTGCGGGTCGCGGTTAATGGCGTCGAATTGACGTCCGGCTGGGCCGTCGATCCGACGACGGGAACCGTCACCTTCGGAACGGCGCCCGCCTCCGGCGCCGTCGTCAAGGCCGGCTTTCAATTCGACGTGCCTGTCCGCTTCGATATCGACTATCTCGAAATCGATTACACGACATGGAAAGCGGGGCAGATACCGAATATTCCAGTGATTGAAGTCAGAATCTAAAAGAGGGCTTCCCGCGGCCCTTGCAAACGAGGCTGCTCTATGCAGCCTCGTTTGCATCGCCTGCTTCTACTCGACCTGCATCTTCGCTAGGGAACGAACGTCCTTAAACCACGAATTTTCTGAGCACATTAAGCCGCGACCCCAAATCAAAACCCATGACCCGTATCCATCTCCAACCAACAATGGCGTATCTTTTTCATTTTTTGCAACAATCTTCATTGTTTCCAATAGGTTATACCATCTTTCTGCAACGTCCTTCCAAATCTGAGACGTCTGCCGTTCTTGATTATACCAAATCAGCAATTCGCTAACTGAAATCTCTGCATATCCTCGGTCTACAACTCCTTCCAATCGCAATAGAAGCTCATTTTCATGACGGATGGCCATCTGCGCACTCCTGTGTGCCGCCGAAACAGCGCGGCATAAACACATTAGTAGCACGCTATTTTTTTAGCAAGCTTTTATTTTTAGGAAAGCTCAGATGTCACTGAAGCACGAAATTGTACCCACTCGCCGAGCGGAGTGATGCGACAATGAAGAATCTTTCACCGGCCTTCGTTCTTCATCTCGCAAGCGGTGCCACCACGCTCGCCTATTGCTGGCGCATCCGGCGTCGCGACGGCGTCATCCTCGGCTTCACCGAACATGACGAAAACATCGTCTATGCCGGAACGATATTCGAGGCGTCGAGCGGATTCACCGCGTCGCAAATTCAGCAAGGCCTCGGCCTCTCGATCGACAATTTCACCGCGTCGGGCGCGCTGTCGTCGCTGGCGATCAATGAGACCGACCTCCTCGCCGGCCGTTACGACGATGCGACGGTCGAATTGTTCTGGGTGAATTGGGCCGATCCGACGCAGGGCGTCACGATTTCGAAAGGCAATCTCGGCGAGGTCAAACGGCAGGGCCTCGCCTTCACGGCCGAATTTCGCTCTCTCAGCTCCCGCCTCAACCAGCCGGTCGGCGGAATCTATCAGCGAACCTGTTCGGCCGTGCTCGGCGATGCGAAATGCCGCGTCGATCTATCGAACCCGGCGATGCATGGAACCGCGCTCGCACAAACGACCGGGATCGTGCGGGATATCGTCGTCACGGGTCTATCGGCCTTCGCTTCGGACTGGTTTACCGATGGCGTCATGAGCTTCACCTCCGGAGCGAACAGCGGCCTTTCGTTCGAAATCAAGAACCATCTGCGCACGTCCGGCGTCGACATAATCGAATTGTGGAGTTCGCCGGAATTCGCGCTCGCGATCGGCGACGCCGCCAATGTCACGGTCGGCTGTCGAAAGACCTTCAACATCTGCAAATCGAAATTTCAGAACGGCGCGAATTTTCGCGGCTTTCCACATATCCCCGGAAACGATCGCGTGACCTCCATCGCGACGCGCGACACGCCCGGCATGGACGGGGGCTCCATCCTTGGCAATTGACGGCTCGCCGATCGCCCGCGCGCGCGTCTTGGAAATCGCGCGCGTATGGCTCGGGACTCCCTATCACCATCAAGCGGCCGTTCGCGGCGCAGGCTGCGATTGCCTCGGACTCGTTCGGGGCGTCTGGCGCGACCTCTATGAAGCCGAGCCGGAGACGCCGCCGCCCTATTCTCCGGACTGGGGCGAATATGGCGAGGTCGAATATCTGCTCGACGCCGCGAAGCGTCATATGGAGCCGATCGCGATCGCGGCGGCGCGCGAGGGCGACGTTCTCGCCTTTCGCATGCGCGATCGCTGCATGGCGAAGCATCTCGCGATCAAATCGGGCGACTGGACGATGATCCACGCGCAAAGCGACGATCGCGTCCGCGAGGTCGCTCTCAGCCCTTATTGGCGTCGCCATATCGTCGCCGCCTTCGCGTTTCCCGGCGTCGAGCCGTAGCCGGCGGGAACGAGCGCAGGAACTTCTCTTAATGGCGTCGCTCATTCTCGGCGGGATCGGCAATGCGATCACGCCCGGTCTCGGCATGGCGGCGAGCCTCGTCGGCGGCATCGGCCTGTCATTCGCCGGCCGCGCGCTCGCGTCGAAAAAGCAGAGCCCGCAAATTCAGGTGACGTTCGGACAGCATGTCCAGGACGTCTATCTCACGGGCTCGTCGGAAGGCGCGCCGGTCCGCAAGGCCTGGGGCCGCATGCGCTTCGGCGGAAATGTGATCTGGGCTTCGAACTTCAAAGAGTGGCAGGAAAATCAGGTCAATTGGACCGCAAACGCGTCGAGCGGCAAGGGCGGCGGCGGCGGAACGGCTTGGACGCCGTCGATCAATGTCATCTATCACGCCAATCTCTCCTTCGCCGTCGCCTTTTGCGAGGGCGGCTCGGGAACGTCGCTCGGCAGAGTATGGGCGGACGGCAAGGAACTCGACCTCGCGCAATTTACATGGCGCTTCTACAATGGTTCCGATCAGCAATTGCCGGACACATTCATCGAATCGATCGAAGGTTCCGGGAATGCGCCCGCCTATCGCGGGATCTGTTATCTCGTCTTCGAAAACATGGTCCTCGACAAGTTCGGGAACCGCATGCCGCAAATCACGGCGGAAATCGTCCGCATGCCGGAAATCCCGGATGCGGACGATCTGACGAATTGCCTGCGCTCGGTCTGCATGATTCCCGGCCTCGGCGAGTTCGTCTATGGCTGCCAAGTCTACAAGGCCGACGATTCTTACGGCCATACATGGGTGTTGAACGCGAATATCCTCGATCAGCGCGCCGATTTCTCGATCTCGCTCGATCAGCTCGCCGGCGCGAATGAGCTGCCCGCGACCGCTCCGCCCGTCCCGCCCTATAATCTCCCCTGGGGCGGAAACCCCGACCCGCCGACCGGCGGCAATTGGACCTCTTCGCAGGGCGCGCTCTCGGCGCCCGACGCCGTCTCGCTCGTCGTCAGTTGGTTCGGAACCGATCTGCGCTGCGGACAATGTCAGATCGTGCCGAAGGTCGAGAACGCTTCCGCCAATGTGAAGCCGAGCAATTGGCAGGTCGCCAATTATTGGCGCGAAGGAATCCCGTGGATCGGAACGCAAACCGCGCCCGTCGTCTCGCATATCTACCCGAGCCTCTTCGATCCGACCGGCGTCGGCGGCTCGGTCTCGACGGTCGGCGGCTCGGTTCCGGCCTTCGGCGGGACGCCGTCCGACGACACGGTCATGCAGGCGATTCAGGAAATCAAGCGCAGGGGCCTGCGCTGCGTCTTCTACCCCTTCGTCTCAATGGACGTCCCGCCCGGAAACACGCTTCCCGACCCCTATGGGGGCGCGAGCCAAGCCGTGTTTCCGTGGCGCGGGCGCATCACCTGCGACCCCGCGCCGGGGCGCAGCGGAACGGTTGACAAGACGAGCGCCTGCGCCACGCAGGTCGACGCCTTCTTCGCGCAATACAATGTCATGGTGTTGCACTACGCCAATCTTTGCGTCCAGGCCGCGACGACGGCGGCGCTCTCCGGCGGGACGCCCGCCATGGTCGACGCCTTCATCATCGGCAGCGAGCTTGTCGGCCTCACGCGCCTGCGCTCGTCGGCCGGCGACGGAACCTATCCCGCCGTCCAGCATTTGAAAGCCCTCGCGGCGCAGGTCCGCGCCATCCTCGGGCCTTCCGTCAAGATCGGCTACGCGGCCGATTGGAGCGAATATCACTCGCACCGCCCCGGCGACGGAACCAATGACGTGATCTTCAACATGGACCCGCTGTGGTCCGACGCGAACATAGATTTCATCGGAATCGACAATTACCTTCCGCTCTCCGATTGGAGGGACGTCGGCTCGAATGTCGACTATCACGCCGATGGTCCCGTCTCGCCTTACGACAAGAGCTATCTGAAGGCGAACATCGAAGGCGGCGAATATTTCGACTGGTATTATGCGAGCGACGCCGATCGGGCGGCGCAAACGCGAACGCCGATCGTCGACGGGCTCGCCGGCAAGCATTGGGTGTTCGCGAACAAGAATATTCGCGCATGGTGGTCGAGCGCCCATTACAGCCGGCCGGGCGGAAGCGAGAATGCCTCGCCCACGGCTTGGGTTCCGCAGTCGAAACCGATCTGGTTCACCGAGTTCGGCTGTCCGGCCGTCCATCTCGGGAGCAATCAGCCGAATGTCTTCGTCGACCCGAAATCGTCCGAGTCCTTTCTGCCCTATTTTTCGAACGGTTCGCGCGACGATGCGATGCAACGCGCCTATCTCGAGGCGATGCTGACCTATTGGCGCGATCATTCGCCCGTGTCCGGCGGCGGCGTGAGAATGGTCGATCCGCGCAACATGTTCGTGTGGTGTTGGGATGCGCGGCCGTTCCCCGACTTTCCGTCGAAGAATGCGACATGGCGCGACGGCGTCAATTACGAGCTCGGCCATTGGGTGAGCGGTCGCGCGCAAGAGGTTCCGGTCCGATGGATCATCGCCGAGCTGTGCGGCGCGGTCGGCCTTTCCGACTTCGACGCGTCGCGCATCGTCGGGCCGGGCTCGCTGTCGATCGGCTTCGCCTCCGATGGCGTGGTGTCGCCGCGCGACGTGCTCTCCGGCATAGAGGACGCCTATCAATTCGACGAAGTGGAGAGTGACGGAAAGATCGTCTTCGCGTCGCGCGGCTATGCGTCGACGCTCTCTCTTTCGATTGACGATCTCGTTCTCGACGGCGATGGCGACGTCGGCTATTCGCTCACGCGAGCACAGGAAACCGACCTTCCGGGCTCGCTCAAGCTCTCCTTCGTCGACGCTTATGCGAACTACGCGACCAGCTCGGCGACGGCGCGCCGTTCGATCGGAACCAGCGAGCGCATCGCGACGGCGCAGGTCGGCGTCGTTCTCGAATCGAACCAGGCGCAAAAGCTCGCCGCCAATCTCTTGCAACAGCAATGGGCGGCTCGCGAGACGGCGCAGGTCAAGCTGCCGCCGTCGAAGCTCGCGCTCGACCCCGGCGATTGCTTGTCGCTCGCGATCGACGGCGTCACGCGAAGCCTGCGGGTCAAGTCGATCGAAACCGGGCTCTATCGCGCGCTCGACCTCTATGGCTTCGATCCGGCGCTCGCGCGCGGACAGGGCGGCTCGTCGGGAAGCCCGCGCTCCGCTCCCTCGGCGAAGACCTATGGCGGCGTCATCGTCGAGTTCATGGATATCCCCTTGCTCAATTCGGATGATCCGAAGCCATGGGCGCCGCGCATCGCGGCCTATGCCTCGCCCTGGGCGGGCGTCTCGCTCTATCGCTCGAGCGGGGCCGGCTTTGCGCTCATCGGTCAGATCGCGAAGACGGCGGCGCTCGGCGAGCTGACGAGCCCGCTCTATTCGGGGCCGCGCTCGATTTGGGACAACGCCAACGCGGTCTATCTGCGCCTCTATGATACGAGCGTGCAAATGCTCTCGCTCACAGAGCTGCAAACGCTCTCCGGGCTCGGCGCGGTCGCCGTCAAGAATCCGGCGAATGGTCAGTGGGAAATCCTGCAATTCGTCAACGCGACATTGACCGGAGCCGGAACCTACAAGCTTACGAAGCTGTTGCGGGCGCAGCAAGGAACCGAATCCGGCATGGCCGATCCGGTTCCGGCCGGCGCGCGCATCGTCTTTCTCGACGCATCCTCGCTCGGCGTTCTCGATATGACGGTCGACCAACGCAATGTCACTCAGGCATTGCGCTACGGCCCGTCCGTCTATGCGATTACCGACGCGAGCTATGCGCAGTCGGATTTCAGCTTCTCCGGCGTCGGCCTGCGCCCCTATACGCCCTCGCATCTTTCAGCCGCATGGCAGGGAAGCGGCGATATCGCTCTGTCATGGGTGCGCCGCACGCGATTCGGCGGCGACTCGTGGGAGCCGATCGATGCGCCGCTGAACGAAGACGCCGAGGCCTATCAGGTCGATATTGCGAACGGGACGTCGATTGTTCGCACAATGAGCGCCGGCGCGCCGAGCGCGGTCTATTCGGCGGCGCAGCAAACGGCGGACTTCGGCGCGCCGATCGCCTCGCTCACATGGACCGTCTATCAAATCTCCACGATCTTCGGTCGGGGAACAGGTGCGAAGGCCGTCTCGACGCCTTGAGCTGCGCCCGCGCGAAACCTGGACGGTCGAGCAGCTCGAAGATCTGCGACGGCGTTGGTGGAGCGGCGAAAGCGCATGGCGTCTCTCGCAACATTTTTGGATCGGCGTCGGCGCGATCGAACGGCGCGTGCGCGCCTATGGCTTTGTTCGCTCGCCGCGCTTTCGTCGACGCTCGTCACGCGTTCCGAAGAAAGCGCAGCTCGCCGAAATGCGCGCGCTCTATGAGAACGGAACAGCGGCATGGGCGATCGCCGATCGATATGGCCGCGAGGCTGCCGATATTCACTATCTCGCACGGCGCCACGGCTGGGCGCGACCTGCGGGCCATAGAGAGAGGATCGTCTCGACGCGCCGGTGGGAGCCGACCGAGGCGCAGGCCGAATGGTTGCGCGCCAATTGGATTTCCGATCAGATGCGATGGGATTTCGAGCATCATTTGCGCGCGTCCATGGATTCCATCCGGCGCGCCGCGAAGAGAATGGGCCTTCCCGAGCGAACGCCAAGGGCGCTCGCCGAAGCGCGTTGCGCGAACAGCGACGCGCGCCGGCGGCAAGATATGGTGGTGCGCGCGATAAACGGCGGCGCATCCGTCGCCGATCTCGTCACGCATCTCGGCATGAAAGAAAACACTGCGCGGGCCTATCTGCAAAAGGCGCGCAAGCGCGGCGTGAAGGTGCGCTCGATTCAGTTGAAATGGTCGCCGACCGAAGAGGATCGCGCGACCGTCGCCGCCGGCTACAGGCTCGGGATTTTCATCAAGACGATTGCGCGGCTGCTCGGCGCGCCGGACCGCTGCTCGAAACATTGCGTGTTCGGCCTCGCCAAGCGCATGGGGCTCGACCATCGCAACATTCGCGCGAACGCGCTCAACGTGCTCTCGCCGGAATGTCTGGCGACCTATGCGCGCACGGTCGGAAACCCCGTCGACCTCGTCCAGAAATTCTATCGCATGTCGCGCCAAATGACCGAGCGCCAGGCGCTTCGCGCGCTCGACGACTACGCCGAGGCGCTGCGGCTCTTCCCCGAAATCGTCGCCTATCGGGAGCCGCTCAAAGGATATCGAACCGTCGAGCCGAGGCGCGCGCCGAGCAAAGCGATAGAAGCCCGACGCCTCGAGTTCGAACAGCATGGGGAAGCCTATGGCCTATCTCGACTCCGACATTCTGCCGATCGCTCCGCCGCGTGATCTCGCTTCGCGTCCGGCGGCATGGACTGGCGCTCTCGTCAATGCGCGCCTCGTCGAGGCCTTCGCGACATTGAAGCGTCTTCCCGAGAAGGATCGCCCGCGCGGCTTCCGCCCGGCGCTGTCTTTCGTCATCCGCGACACATTCGAGGATGGCGTCGCCGCCGAGGCCTTGCGCGATCGCAAAGCCTTCGCATGGTCGCAACCGCGGCCCTCGGCCGCGGCGATCTCGCGCATGGAAGAGGCGATCGAGTGGCCGTCGAAACATCTCGCCGCCGATCATGACGCGCGTCGCGCATTGCTGATCTTCGCCTATTGCAAGGGCTTCGGGCGCTCTTTCGCAAAATGCGTCGCGGCGAACGGTCTGAAGCGCGGCGACGTCGAGCGCGATCGGTTGCGCGGCGCGATGACGATCGCCGGCGCGCTCGCACGCGCGGCCGTTCCGATCCGCTGACGAGCGGCGGCGGCTCGCAAGCCAATCCGGTTCGCCAATCCGGCGAGCCGTGAGCGCGTTCGCATCGGGCGCGCTCTCTTTCCGAAGGGTGAAACATGACGAATGAGACGAGCGGCGCCCTCGCGCCGCAACGCGCTATCGCTTTGCCGAAATGGATCGAAGTCGCGCGCTCCTATATCGGGACGCATGAGGGCGTCGGCGCGAAAGACAATCCGAAAGTCGTCGAGCTATACGCGCTCGCCGGCCATCCCGAGGTCAAGCATGATTCCGTTCCATGGTGCGCCGCCTTCGTCGGCGCGTGCCTGCGCAAGGCGGGCTTGTCGTCGAGCGGAACGCTTTGGGCGCTCGATTACGCCAAATATGGCGACAAGCTCTCGACGCCGATCATCGGCGCGATTGCGACGAAGAAGCGCGACGGCGGCGGCCATGTCTTTTTCGTCGTCGACTTCGACGCGACTCATGTCTGGGGCCTCGGCGGCAATCAATCCGACGCCGTGAGCATCGCGGTCTATCCCCGCAACGTGATCCATTCCTATTCCTGGCCGCATGGCGTCGCCTTGCCGAAGGGAACGCATGACGGCGCCTTCCGCGTCGGCGCCGTCAAGGCCGGAAGCGAAGCGTGAAAGGGGGCGCGCCCATGTCCCCGATCAATTGGAAGCGCGTCGCGATCATCGTCGCGGCCGTCGTCGTCGTTTCACTCGCCGCGCCGCTGCTGCTTTATATCGGCGGCGTCGCGCGATTGGCGGCGACGGGACAATCCTTCGAATAGCCTGCCTTCGAATAGCCCGCCTCGGGCTTCGAATTCGCGGCGTCCCGGCCGAGCGCCCGCGAGCTGCTCTTTCCGGCCATTTTCCCAAATCTCGAAAGGTAAAGTCATGAAACGCAACGTGCTCTCGGCGGGCGCGGCGATCGCCGCCGCATGCTCGCTCGCGCTCTGCGCGGCTCCCGCCGCGGCCGAGGCGGCCGCGCCGGCCGCGAACGTCGTGTCCATTCCCTGGGGCGATTGGCTGTCCTCTCTGCTCGTCTCGTCGGTCGGCCTCGTCGTCGCCGTCGTGAGCTGGGCGCTGCGCGGCGCGCCGGCGGCGCTGCGCGCCTATCTGACCAATGACGCGATCTCCAAAGCCGCGAACTACGTCATTGCGACCGAGGTCGGGCTCATCAAGGGCAAAACGGTCGAAATCGGCGTCGCCAATGACCTGATCGTGTCGGTCGCCTCGCGCGTCATTGCGAACGAGCCGCGAATCGCCAAATGGGCCGGCGACCTGCTCGAACCGCTGATCGTGGCCGAGCTGTCGAAGCTCGGCGTCATCCCGGCCGAGGCGGACGCCGCGGCCCTCGGCCTTCCGGCGGCGACGTGAGCTTTCTCACGAGTTTGGTCGGCGCGTTGTTCTCTTCGCTCTTTCAGGCCGTCGCTTCGGCCTGGGTGGGCGATCGGCAACGCGCCGACACGGCGAGCGGCCACGAACGCGCGGGCGCCGCCGAAGCCGCCAATGAAACGCAACAAGCGATAGCCGAGACTGCCGATGCGCGCGCGAGCCTTCCTTCTGAGCCTGACGATCCCGATTCTCTCGCTCGCAGCCTGCGACGACGGCGCGCCGCCGCCGATCGCGGCGGTCAGGGCCGTGACGGCGCAGGCGACGCCTGAAGCCCGAAAGGCCGAGATCAAGCGCCAGCTCGCGCGCATCTGTCCGACGCCCCTCGGCGATGCGGACCTCGAGCGGGCCGCGGCCTTCGTCGAGACGCATCGCGACAAGGACGCCGTCGCGGTCGTCCGCGACCTCTCGCGTCTCGACGCCGAGGCGCGGATCTGCCGCAGGCTCCCGATCCAATAAGGTCAAGCTGGGGGAATGAATGCAAAATGACGCCTATCATATTGCGCCGATCGTCGGATCGGCGGCGGGGGCCGGCGTGAGTGCCCTATTGCTCAACGGCCCCTGGCCGCTGCGTCTCGTCGCCGGCCTCGCCGGCGGCGCCTTCGCCTTCGTTGGAACGCCGATCTTCGCCCCGCTCGTCGGGGCCGGGCTCGCGTCGCTCTACAGTTGGGCGGGGCTCGACCCGGCGACGATTCAAGTCGATGCGGTCCCCGGATTTACCGGCTTCGTCCTCGGCCTGACCGGCATCGACATTTGCCGTTGGCTGATCGAGCGAACTAAGTTCGGGCTGTCAGTCATCAAAATTCCATGCTTTCGTCGAGAGGAATGAGTCCCGTGCTTCAACGAACCGCCAGGAAGCCGGGGCCCTCGTGCCGGATTTCGGAAAAGCGTGACAATGTCCACATTTTGAATCATTGGTTAGGATTTTGAGGTACCGCTTCAAACATGCATTTAGGGAATTGCGATTTTAGATTTCATAGTGGAATCAACGGCACAAGCACCAGTGGGGTAGAATTTGACACAGGAAGAAATCAGGGAGGCGGTCGCGGCCGAACTGAAAAACGCCGCGCCGAATTGGCTCCGCATCGAGCAGCTGAGCCGCCGACTCGTCGAGTCCGATCCGGACAGTGTTCGGTTCGTAGTTGATGCTGGGCATATAAACCGTTTGGGCGCAGAACTTGTTGGCAAGCAAGACACTGCGCTCTCTGAGCTCATCAAAAATGCTTACGACTCTGATTCCACTCAGGTCTCAATTACCTTCAGCAACTGCAACCGTCCCGGCGGCGCCTTAGCGATCGTCGATAATGGCTCAGGAATGCAAGATGACGTCATTCGCTCAAGTTGGATGAGGATTTCAACGGCGGCAAAAATCGACCAACCTCGCTCGCCTCTCTTCAACCGCGTGCGCGCCGGCAGAAAGGGGATTGGACGTTTTTCTGTGCAAAGACTTGGAAAAAAGTTGCAGCTAGAATCCCGCCCAAGGGGACTACCTTTTGGCTTCCGAGTAGCCTTCAATTGGGATGAGGAGTTCCGCGCAGGGCGGGATCTAAATGAGGTATTTAGCAAAATACATCGCTTCGACAAAGAAGCAGATGATTGCGGAACAACCTTAAGAATTATGGACCTTAGGGACGCGTGGAGCGACTCAGCGCTTGCCAAAGTATGGCGCTCTGTACTTCTTCTTCAGCCTCCATTTCCTATCTCTCGCTTATCAACAAAAATTAGCCAACGGGTAGACCCGGGTTTTGCAGTTACGATAAACGGAATCACACGCGACCAAAAGAGATCAGAATATTCGATCGAATCGGAGTTTTTATCTCAGGCTTTCGCAACAATAACTGCCACCATTGACGAGGATGGAAATGCTGCGGCTAATGTATCAGCTCCGAAGCTGATGTTAAATGATATTCAAAAAATGGATCAGCATTATCTTATAACAGGACCAGTATCTCTAACCGCATCATATTTTATTTACCACAGTAATACGTTGTCCGGAATGAAAATGGCGACCGCCGCCGAGCTTGGTAGAAGTTTTGGTGGAATACGAGTTTACCGGGATGGCTTTCGTGTCCTCCCCTATGGCGAGTCGACCGACGATTGGCTTGAACTCGACCGAGACGTCTCACGTCGAGAATTATTAGTCCCGGCCAACAATCGTAATTTTTTCGGCCATGTCGAACTCCACACCGTTGAAAACCCGCTCTTCGAGGAGACCAGCAGCCGCGAAGGTCTACTTGAAAACGAGGCATTTCTTGAGTTGAAGAGCTTTGTTCGTAACGCCGTCGAATGGGCCGTGAAACGTGTGGCCCACTCTCGCAATCGGAAGCAAGATGCAGGTCAGCGTAATTTCGTCGCGGAACCACGTAAGCCGTCTGAGTTCCTTCGGACATTGCGGGAGAATCAGGATCGGACTTTGCGGGAGAGCCCGGACCCTCGCGCCGCGCAACGCGATCTGGTCGTCGCCGAGCACATGCTCGCGCAAGCTGAAGCGATCGCGGCCGAGTATGAGAACCAGGTAGACAAAGAACGAGCAGCTTCTCTCGAATATGAAGAGATGCTCAGACTGCTCGCGTCGCTCGGACTTTCGATCACTGTATTTAGCCACGAGGTCAAGGGGGCTCGTGACGCGATGCGTGCAAGACTCGATCTTTTGGAGGATGCAATCGCGGGAGTGCGAGATGATTGCCCAAAAGCGCCGTTAGAGCGTCAGTTCCTGGAAATGAAAAGGGCGGCAGATCGAATGTTTGACATTGGTGGATATATTGGGAAGCTAATGTCAACTACGGAGAGTAGAGAACTTCACTCATTGTCGGTTCTAGGCGCACTGCGTCGCTTTGCGGAGCAGTTCTCGGAATACATGAAGCGGCAAGGTGTGAGTTTTAAAGTGGAAGTCGATCCGGCGACACTTCGGACAATCCCGATGCACAGCAGCGAATTAGATGCTGTGCTACTTAATTTTCTAACCAACTCCATAAAATCGATGCGGAAGGCACGGGTAAGTGATAGGGGGGTTCGCTTAGATGGCCATCGCGACGGTCGCCACGTCGTCATAGGCTTTGAGGACAGAGGACCAGGTGTCCCGCTCGCAGATCGAGAACGTATATTCGACGCTTTCTTCACCACAACGATGGCGGCGGAGGACGATGGAGTGACGGGACCCGGGACTGGTCTGGGCCTCAAAATCGTCGCAGATATTGCGGCTAGCTACGGCGGATCTGTACGCGTAGTCGAAGCAACCGAGGGATATGGCTGCCGCTTTGAATTTCGCGTCCTTGCATTTCTGGAGGAATCTTGACCTACATCGGTGTGCTCGTCGACGATCAAGAGTCTGTTTACGCTGAGACGTTGTCGTCAGGCGCTCTTCACTTCGACGCAATAGATATGACAGAACTCACCTTGCTAGCGCGCAAAATCATCGACAAAAACCCGATGATAGTTGCCTTAGATTATAGACTCGACGAGGCTCCTGACGGTTTAAATTCCGAGCAGACTTTCAAGGGCAGCGCACTTGGTCAACATCTACGCGATATCGCAGTGGAGCGCCCGAGTCGAGATTTTGCGCTCGTGCTCGTGTCTGCAGAAACTAAAATAAAAAGCCTGTATCGGCCCGACAAAACTGCTCATGACTTGTTCGATAGAGTCTACGTTAAAGAGGATATCAATAACTATCGCGAGAGGACGCGGAAACAATTAGTGAGTCTCTGTAAAGGTTACGAAAAACTTCGAGCCGCGGATGGGTACTACGACTTACATCAGCTCTTGGACGGCATAGAGAATGATCGCCCCTTTATAGATGTTCAAGAATTAAGGACCAAGGTTTCTGAGGCGAAGGCACCGCACGTCATATCGCGGATCGTTTTCGGACTGATCGATCGCCCCGGGCTGCTCATCGAAATCGAGGACGTGTGCGCACATCTCGGGATCGACATTCGTCACCAGGACACGATCGCCAAATTTTTAGATACTGCTGGCATCAGATATACTGGGATCTTTGGGGATGGCTGGAAGCGGTGGTGGTTGAACCGACTGGAAGATTGGGCGACCACCCATTTCGGTCGACGCGCCACTGGCTTACCTGCATCAGCCCGTGCAAAAATTCTCTCAGATTTAACGGGCGAATGCCTTGAACCAGCGAGGTCACCTTGGAATAATTCAGGTGAGGAGTTCATCGCTTTTGCGTGTGCTTGTTGTCGTCGAGGCACAGAGTTGCGCCACTCGGTTGCGGCCTTTGAGCCAATGCTGCCCCGCTATGCTACCCGGCGTCGTATATGCTGGGACTGCATTCAGACTGACCGACATGAAAGCGGCGATATATCTTTCATTGTCGAAGATGTTGACAAGGAGTTGGCAAATAAGGTGAAGACGAGGGAACGATCCGAATAAAAGGGGTTCGATTTTCATGGTTGTCAAGGCTTCCGACGCAGGCACCGCTCTTAGTACCGTTGCACACATCCTGGTCACTCATGACGTAGTTCAGCCTGAAGGCTTCAACGCTCTTTTGAGAGTCGCGAGAGATATCGGGCGTGAGAAGAATGCTGTCAGCTGGTCAGTTTCAGTGGATAGAGGAGACCCGATCCTATTCAAGAAAACTAAGGATCGTTCAAACAATTGGATCACGCCTGCTATTGTTTCAAAGGGCATCGAAATAGCGCAGAGCGATGAAATACAACTTCCATTCAAGGCCTTGGACATTGCATTGGAGATCGATGATGACTTTAACAATCCAGTTTCCCGCTGGCATCTTGATTTAGCGAATAAGCAAGAAGGTGCTTACCAATCGGGGCCGATCACGCATCTGCAGTATGGCGGGCATCATCATGCTGCCCGGGCGCACGATCATCCACTCAAGGTACCACGCTGGTGCCATCCGCCGATGGAGGTCGCGCTCCTTTGCGAGGTCGTTGCTGCGAACTTTTATGAGGAGGATTGGCTAAAACTACGGGAAGATCCGAACTGGTGCGACGCAATTTCGCTGTACGAACGGCTATGCTACTCTCATTATGTAGATCAGCTCCAAAATAGCCTCTTCGTCAGTTCAACAACCGCTCTAAATCGAATGTGGGCTAGCAGCCATGACTAG